CGTGCACAAACGCAGTTGCTGACGGACACTGCCGAGACCATGCCGACCACGACAAAGGACAAAACCGCAGTTCTAAAACTGCTCGAGAACCCCCCGAAGAAAACAAAAGGTAAGGTGTCCAACCAATACTACGCCTACGCCTACTTCAAGAATTACCCTGACGTTGGCACAGCCCTGCATGCGATCGCGAGCGATCTGGCTGCATTGAGCGGTACATCGGTACCCAAATTCCGCGACGCCGCCCATATTCTCGGCGGCGAACCTATGAGTCCGCAGTTAAAAGCGGATCTCGAGGTGTATACCGACACCGGCACAGAGCCGGCGAAGCGGGCGGCTGCATGGGCGGGAAGAAACCTGAGCCCCGAAACCGTCGCGGATATGAATGATCTCGTAGCCGACTACAGGCCGCTGGACTTCGAAGCCGCTGCAGAACATCGGGACAAAGTAAAAGCGGCACAAGAAGCATTTGACGTCGCTGTGAGCGAACAGTTCGACATATCGCCGCGCCCGCTGTCCACCAACGGAGCACCCCTGCACCCTCGCGTCGTACAGTACCTGCGCGAAGGCAACCTGATGGGTGCACTGCGCAACCTGCGGATCACCGCATCGGACAAGTACGCGGGTCGCCTCGCGGACAAGATGCGTAGTATGCTGGGCGATACAGAAGTTCAGCTCGTACCAGAAGCCACGATGGCACGGATCGAAGCAGCTATGCGGCCCGGCCGCACGCCAGACCCACGCGGTGCCGCGATGGGCGTATACATCCCCACGATGACGCCAGAAGCTATCGCCGATGCGCGTCGCCAAGGCCGCGACGAGGCCATAGATATAGCGCAGCAATACGGCGGCTCGGTCCTCCTCAACGAGACCTCTGGGCTCGACGCGACGACCCTGCTGCATGAGGCTTCCCACGCAGTTCTTGATCGCGTTACACGCAACCCGTCCCACCCGCTGACGCGTCAGCTCATGACGTTGATGTCAAAGATCGTGCCGCACACCCCGCCGGGCTTCAACGGTGCCGAGAACCTGCAGGAGTTCATCGCCGAGGGGCTTACCAACCCCGAGTTCCGTCGCGAGATGTCCCGCCTCAACCCCGACGGCGCCAAGTTCTCCGCATGGGAGATGTTCACAAACCGCATCAAAAACTTCTTACGTCGTCTTCTCGGCATGGACTCCAAACCGCTCGGTTCGGCCACCGACGTTATCGACCGTGCGCTGGACACCGTCATCGCAGCGAACCCCGCCGATCGCGGCGCAGGCGACATTATGGGGTCTTCATTCCGCCCACTGGGCGCACGCAAGGTGTTGAGCGAGTTCAAGGACCGCGTGAAGGAAGCCACACCTGCAGACATGCAGGAGGTGCGCAACGTCCTCCGTGACCGCCGCGTAAACTCCAAGTTCAAAGAGAACATGATCTGGCTCTCCATGCCGCTCGATTATATCGGCGATGCGGCAAAGCGGTACTTCCCAGACACTGCACGCACCATACCGGAACTTGTCAATGAGCACAAAACGGCCAAGCGCAACATCCTCGACAAAGTGGTGGACTCCCTTGCGCCTGTGAACGAGTGGATCAAGACAAATCTCGAGAAGATTGACACCTTCAACGATGTGCGCTTTACGGCGACACGTTTCGGTGCGGACCCGCGCAAGAAGCGCTCCGACTACGAAGGTTTTTCGTACAAGTACGACCGCATCGACCCTGCATCGGGCGAGGTGGTCACAGAAGTATCGTCTCGATACAAGACCCGCGACGAGTTAAACGCCGCTATGCGGCAGCATGATCGTGCAGGCATCCCCGGCCACTCCGAAGCATCCGTAGACTTTGCCCAAGACCCGGACCAGCTCAACGCATTCGATGAAGTCATGCGCGGGTATAACAGCCTCGGTCCCGCAGGGCGCAAGGCCATGGACACGCTATTCGCGATTCCCGAGGCGTTGACAAAGAACCTTGCGGTGGCCCTGAAGTCGCGCCTCGAAGCGTTGCTACCGCAGGACCGCGCACTCCAAGAACGTATCTATGGAAAGATCTACGATAAGGTCTTCAACGGCACGGGTGTCACGCCATACCAGACCCTGAGCCGGACCGGCGACTATGCGCTGTCTTATTATGGCGCGGACCCCAAGAAGGTCCAACTCGACGAAGATGGGAATCTGGTCGGGCCGAAACCCGACGTGCAGTATTTCACGCACTCCTTCCAGACGTCTCGCCAGCGGGACCTTGCCATCCGCCTCCTGAAGAGCCAGCCTCCTGCGTTTCAGATCGACCCTACAACGATCACGCCATATCAACAGGCGGATGCCCGCAAGCGTGAGAAGATGTCGGATCAGATGGTAGGTCGCCTGCTCTCGTCTATTGATGCGGCAGGGTTGGACAGCTCCGTCCGCGACTCCATCATCGAGATGGTTCTCGATACCGCACCTGAGTCGTCGTTCATGCAGATGTTCCGCGCACGGAAGGGTACTCGGGGCTTCGTCGGAGATATCACGCCGTTGGAGCAGGGGCTCACTCCCGGCGACACACTCGCAAACATCCGTGACAACACCCTGCGCCTCGCAGGCAATATCGTGGACATCGAATATGGCGCTAAATTCGCCAAGGCCAAGCAAGAGCTGACAAAAGAGTATCAGGACTTCGCTAGGGCCGCATGGACCGACCCGATAAAACGCGGTCAGGACGTGGAAGAGGCGCTGGTCTACTATGATGCGCTCACGAGCTACGCGTCATCGGCGTTCCGTAGGCAGGGTGAGATTGCGCAGACGCTAACCACAGGTGCGTGGGCCATGACTCTTGCGGCAAACGTGTCGTCAGCGATCCTCGTGTTGACGTCGCTGCCGATCTATGCGTTCACCAACATGGCGCCGATACACGGCGTGAAGTCTACCATGCAGGCGCTTGGTCATGCGGGCCGTATGCTCATGGGTTCCGGCACCATGCTGAGCGCAGAACGTATCACGTCCGAAGGGCAAACAGAGGCGTTCCAGAAGAAAGGGTTCTTCTTCGATATAAGCGTGGACAACCTCGATACGAGCGACCCCAACAGCAAGTTCGGATATATGAAGGCGTTCCAAGACGCAGGCCGCATAAACGGCTTGTTTGGTCGGTCCCTCCTTCAAGACCTCACCGCCGGTGAGAACGTGACCGGCCGCTTCGCGACTGCCAAGAAAGTGATCGCAGCGTCCGGCGTTATGCAGAGCACGTTGGAGCGGGGAACACGCGAGGTCACAGGTATTGCGAAGTACCATCTGGCACTGCAGAAACTCGCAAAAGACAACAATATGGGGGACTTCTCTCTCAAGCAGGTCGCCAAGAAACTCGAAGACGGTTCACTGCGGTTCACAGACGCCCAGTACCAAGAGGCTGCCAAGGAAGCCATGAACGTGGCAGAGAAGACAAACGGCCCAATGTATGCAGCCGCGTCGACCCAAGCGGCCCAGTCGGACCTCGGCAATATCTTGATGCTCTATAAGCGCCACTCCCTGTCCATGTACAACCTGCTGTATCAGACGATGACGCGCTCCTTGCCAACCAAAGCGCAGATTGCAGCCATGCCAGAGTCGGAGCGCGCCGCAGCCCGCGAGGACGTCCGTATCGCGCGCCTGCAGCTAGGTGGCATGATGGGTGTGCTTGCTACGTTGTCGGGTGCTCTCGGTCTGCCCCTCGTGCAGCAGCTGGGCTGGATCTATGACGCGTTCGCAGACGACGATGAAGAAGACTTCAAGACAATGACGCGGACCGCCATCGGCGAATACGGCGCCTATGGCTTGCTTGATTACCTCTCGGGCGTGCGTGTGTCTGAACGGATCGGCCTCGGTGCGCCGTTCTACCGTGCAGGTTTGAACTCGGAAGGCCAACCACCGCTATGGCGCTTGATCGAGGGTGTAGGTGGCCCCGTTGTTGGCCTGACCAACAAGTACATGACGCGCGTCCCAGAGCTGTTTGCCGCAGGTGACATCCAGCGCGGCACTGAGGCGCTCATGCCGTCGGCGGTCGCCAACTTGTTCCGTGCAGCACGGTACAGCCAAGAGGGTATCCGCACCCGGCGCGGCGACCTCATCATTGACGACATAAGTCCTGCAAGTGTCCTCGCTCAGGCCGTTGGTTTTATGCCTGCAGCATACGCCCGTCAGCTGGACCAGAACGCTGCCCTGTCACGCATCGACAACGCAATCCGCCAAGAGCGCTCAAAGTTGCTGTCCATGCGGTATCAGGCGTTCAGTTCGGGGGACAGGACCACGTTCCGCGAGGTCGAGCAGGAGATCGCAGAGTTTAACCGGCGTCACCCCGGCGATGCGGAGATCACTCCCAAGACCAAAGAAGCGTCGCTAACAGCCAACATGAAGACAACGGATCGTATGCACCACGGCGTCAACCTCAGCGACCAGAACATCCGTCGCACCATGGAGCTTGCGAGCCAATACGGACCAGCAACCATCTGGGAATAAAAAAGGCCCCCACCGAAGTGAGGGCCAGTTTGGCGGAGAAAGACAGTAGACACCCTGTCGGCTCCGTCTATATCATGCGGTTCGCCAGATGCGAACCCCCAAAATGTTGCGTTCCTCGCATATAACAACCCGCATTTGCCACCCGCGCCGCGCAAATACCCTGCCACATTGCTTAATGGCAGAACTGGTATTCATGCAGGGGATGAATACCGAAGCAGAAACCCGCATCGCGTCCCAATCAATAAAGATTGGGACGCCGTCGGGGTCGAGGTCGTCAAGTTTCAGAACCGCCATCTTCAGGGCCCTCTGGGAGTTCCATCTGCGCACACTCAAGGATAATGACATCTGTCGGCGGCAAGTTCATCTTGGTACCCTTGCTGAGGCGCACCTTGGCCTTGCGGCCGTTCAACTTTGCCATGCCCTCTTTCACAAAGGAGTCGTAGTTGATCCGGTTCTTCGCACACCACGCACGCAACGGTTTCGGCACGAGGAATAGATACTTGGTGTCTGTCTCGTAGCGGGCAACAAACCGGACCTTGGGCTGCTGTTCCGGCACAACAAGAGAGTCCAGACCATTGCCATTGTTGCCCAGACCGCTGTTCATGCCGCGATTGTCTTCGGTGCTCTTGATCCAGAGGATGCTGCCGTAGTTGTCGTTCACATAGTTGTTCACGTTGGTCTCGATCGTCGCCGTAGCCTCGACGGCCGCCCTGCGGTTGCTGTCGATCAGGTCTACCGCAAACTTGTGCAGCTTTGGGATGTCGTAGTCCAACAAGCCTAGCTCGCGCGCAATGATAAGTGCGGTGATCGTGACCGTGGCACTGATTGACCAGAAGCGGTTCTGCGCCATCAGGTTAAGCTCGCTGTCCAGTTTACGCTGCACGCTGGTCAGCAACTCGCGGACAGTGTCGCGATTGTTAATGATATACTGCACGAACGGGACAACCGCATGGCCGCGGTTCTTGCCGATACGGGTCGCGAACTCGTCGGTTTCGGCCTTGGTCGTGAAGTTGTGCGGCTGCACGTGGTACTCCAAGACGCGCTGTGTCTCAGCGTCGGGTGCGCTTTTTATCGTGCGCACTTTTGACAACATGCTCGCGTTTGACGATGTGCCAACAGTCAGGTGCCAAGGCTCGCCACGATACCGCTCGGCGTTCGCGCCAGATGACATGCGCCCCTTCTGCCTACCGCCGTGGATCTGATAGATGAGGTCCGACATCTGGTCTGTGGGGAACTCCGTAAACTCGTCGAACTGGACAGCGATGTCCTTCATATTCTCCAATCGGTTCAAGCGGTGGTTCATCGTGTCCTTTGCCGTGATGAGCAGTTCACCCGGATCACCGAAGATCGACAGTGCGACCTTCTGCGTCGTGGTCTTGCCGTGGCCGGAACCGTCACTGTACATGTCAAAGATCGCAGCGTGAGCCGGCATAAAGCGCATGAGTGGTGACGCGAGCGCCATGCAGATCATGTACTGGTAGGGCTCGAGCCCGTCGCGTGCGTAGAAGTTCGCATCCTCAACCCAACCCTCAAGCGTGCCCGCGGGCTCGAACGCGGGGAATGCCCATGCGGTCTCGCTCGACGGCGGGTTGTACCCGATATCGTCTCCAGTGATCTCGCGGTCGCCGATGACAAACGACGTAAATTCGTCGTCCGTCCACCCGAACTGCGAGTGCGCCTCGTCGGCAACAGTCGTGGTCTGTAGGTTTTGTATCCATGTATTTGTGTAGGCCATAAGTCTATCCCATCCTCTTCCGATTGCAGAGACGCCGTGTGTCGACAGCGCCTTCCGTAGGTCTTCCTTTGATGTGGCGTTTACGAGGGGGATTACAAACTCCCTCACGCCATCCATCGGCAGGTGCACGCGACCGACAATGCACTCACCCAAGCTGCGGTCCCTGATCCGGCTCACATAGTATAAGTCGTTTTCATACACCGGCATGTCGACGGGATCGCCCGCCTCATCAACGTCTTTGACGTATACTCCGCCCTGATTGCCGCGGAAATAAGGCTTCGGGTATGGCGGTATCTCATACTCCTGCAGCGCCCCGCTACCCACCGAAATCTCCTCGACGATCACCGGTTCATCTTCTGGGGCCGCTTCGATCTCGGCACCGATCTGCACCGGAGACGTGATCTTGCCCTTGAGGGGGCAGCCTTCACACCCTTCAGGGTTCAGGCTTTCAAACGTGCTGCACTTATGTGGCCCGACAATACCCTCCATCTTCTCGACGGTGTCCTCACGGGAATACTCTGGGTGATTGCGCGACATCGCATGCGCACCCTGCGCCGCATCTTCGCAGGGCATACAAATCGACAGCGCACCGCGCCACAACGGCTCACTCAGGTCTTCTTGGTTCTCGAACGCGTGCTTGATCTGCGCGCAACCTCGTCCCTCGACCGACTTGGTCAGGATAGTTTTGAACTTCGTAACCCTGTTACGCATCATGCGCTGCATCATCGGGTCTTCGTCAGCGGTCATCAACGTAGAGAACGGGAGCGGTGCAACGGACGCCTTGGGCGCTGCCTCTGGGGCGAACGCAGTCAGTGCCGCCGAAAACTCTCCGAGGGTGTATGTCGTGACCGTGCCACCCTGCATGATCTTGACGGGCAGCGGGGGGTTGCCCTTGTAGTTGTGGGTCAGCGGCACGCGCAGAACGCGGGCAGCGTCGCTTGTGCAGGTCGAGTCGGCCTTGAGGCCGTGTATCGCGCAGGCACGCTTTAGTGCGTCGGCTACAGGGCGCCACTCCGCAGTAGGCACTGGCTCCGACAGGGGCCAGTAGACGTGGACGCCGCGGCCGCTGTTAACCATATAAGGCTTGCGCAGACCTGCCGCCTTGCAGAAGCCACGCAGCTCGGCGATGGCCGTAGGCTGATCGGCAAATTCCTTGCCGGGCCCACAGTCGAGGTCCATGAACATAGCACGCATCTGTAACGTGTTTACCGCGCTGCGGGGCTTTTCGATGCTCGGGTCTTTGAACGTCGCGAGCCCGAAATACACATCGTGCTCGTTCTGATCTGCCATATACGCCGCGTCTATGAGACGGGCGATTGTCGGGTAAAACTTCTGCTTACGGAACTTCCGGCTCTCGCTGGATATGCTGAGTAGGCAGTAGTGGCCGCTGTCCCCAAGGACAGCTTGTAAAAAATCTTGTGTGTCCATTGTCGCCGCCTGTTGTTATTGTGGTCGGCCACGGGTCGCCCCGTGGCCGGCTTTTTCAGGCGATCAGTCGTCCCATTCTGCAAGGACATCCGCCAAGGCATCGGCCGACTTGGTCTCGGGTTCAGCCTTCTTCGGGGCTTTCGTGACCTTCGTTGGTTCTTCGACCTCGGCTTCGGCAGTGGGTTCCTCTACCTTCGGCTTCTTCTCTGCCTTGGGATCTTCCTTCTTGGCAGCGGGCTTCTTCTGCACGCCGTCTGTCTGGGCCACGGTGAACTCGATGGCCTTCTTGGCCTCGTCGCTGTCACGCAGTGCGATGGCAGCCTTCAGCTCTTCTTCGTCCAGTGCGCGCACAGGGCGGAAATACAGCTTGGGTGCTGTCGCATCATCGTCGAAGCGCATCTCGGTCATGACCGCAATGGCAGGAGTGTTGTGGGCAGAGAGGTACTTGATGTAAGCCTGCAGTCCCATGTCAGCGCCCTCGGCAGAACCGAAAATAGACGTGGCGGGCAACTGCAACTGATATACCTGATCGTTCTCGCCTTCCAACATAACCGCGAGACGCTGAGAGAAGCGGCACGCACGGCTCTCGCCTTGGCCGGAGCCTTTGACGTTCATCGGGCACTCGCCGCAAGTGGCAGCCTTGCGCTGATCTTCTGGCACGTCGTCGCTTGGCTTGCGGGTGTCACCAGACCAGCACACAGGGGCAGACGGGTTTTCAGCGTCGAACGCACCCTCGTAGTACGTACGCCCAATAGACGCAGCATCCACGATCACCATGTTCAGCGTGCTGTTCTTGCTGACAGACACCTGCTCGCCATCGACAACCATGCGGAAACGGCTACCGCGAATACTGATCCGGCGGCCGGAAGCGCCGCTCCCACCTGCCATTTTCTTGTTGTCGTCCATCAAGGACTTGAACAAGTCACCACTTACAAGGCTGTTGCCCTTAAAGATGTCTAGGTCACTCATTGTCATTCTCCATTTTAAAGTGCTCAGATTCATCGTCTGAGTCGGGGTTAAAGTCAAACTCCATCTGCGCGTCGGCAGGTTGGCTCTCCTCGCGCTCAAGGAGCGCAGCTTCCACGCGAGCTAGGTCGAAGCGAAACACTCGGCCCATGCGCGTGTAAGTTCCGGCAGGGATGTCACCCGCCCGTACCATGGTGATAATCGTCGCTGGCGATACACCGAAGTGCGCTGCCAGAGCCGCTGTTGTAACGTACTTGTCACTACCTGTCATTTTTTCCTCACAGATATCATGTACTCCGAGTCCACATTCAGGCCCGGCGGTACGGTTTCAGGGTTTTCTTCCAGAAACTCTTTGACTGCAGTCTGGTTCAGACGCTTCTCCAAGAACTCTGGCATGCTGTGCTCGACAACGAATTGGTGCATTGCGGCCCAGTCGCTCGTCCAGTACCGCGTCTTTACTGTGCGGTAAAACATCCCCTCGGATGTGCGGACGCTCTCGACGTTCTGCTCTTTGCAGTAGTCCAAGAGTTGAGCCTTGACCGCGTTCATCTGGTCGGTCAACTTCTTGTCCTTCTCCTTGAACTCGGCCGACACTGCGGCCTTCGCGTCGCGGATCTTAATGTAGATGCGTGTCAAGCGGTCCACAGATGTGTCTACTGTATCAGTCATGTCTCTCTCCGTTTTGTGTTGTTTCGGCGTTAGTACCGTGTTTCGAACACCTAGTCAAGTGTTCCATTGTACAAGTCGATCATTTTTGAGTGCACGTCGATCTTGTCATCCAAAAGCTGGTAAAAGCGTCGCTCCACAGGGGAACCTTCAAGCTGCACAACCGTGCATTTGTTTACTTGCCCTGATCTGTGGATGCGCGCGTTCGCCTGCGCGTATGTCTCAAGTGAAGATGTCGGGCCCCACCAGACAATAGTATCGGCCGCTGTCAGCGTCACACCGTGCGCCGCAGCTTGGGGTTGGATCACCAGAACCTTGGGGTCCGTTGCCGTCTGAAACCTGCGGAAGATATCGGTGCGGTCGCCGACCTTGACGCTGCCGCTGATGATCTCGGCGGTGATGCCGTCGCCAACCAGCTTGGCTGTCAGGCTCTCGATTGTGTTCTGGAATGGCACAAACACCAGCACTTTGTTCGGTGTCTCGTCGATCACCTCCTTGAGGACTTTGTACCGTGACGAGATGTCAAACTGCAGGGTGTTGCTGTCGTCGGTATATGCCGCGCCACACGATACCTGCAGGAGCTTTGTCATCAGCACCGCAGCGTTGACTGCCGTTACATCTTCTCCAGCCGCCCGCATTGTGCGGTCCTTGCGGATGCGGTCGTAGAATGCCTGCTGCTGCTTGGTCAGCTCAACATGTCGCTTAACGTACACAAGATCTGGTAGGTCGAGACACTCGTCCTTAGTGAAGCGTATGGCCGGTTGCAGTACGCGATGCACTGTCTCCGTGGCAGTCTTCTTCGGGGCCCACTTGAAGGGCGTGATTTTTACCATGACCTCGTCGCGGAACTTACCGAAGAATTTCGGTACCCCTGTGGGGTTTACCAGCTTGGCGAGGCCGAATGCGTTCTCGGGCCCCTGCGCTGCCGGTGTTCCGGTCATCATCCACAACCACGTGTCATCTGTGACCAATCGGTGTAACGTCTTCCACCGTGCCGTCTGAGAGTTCTGGTATGCACTGGCCTCGTCGATGATGATAAGGTCGAACCCGCCCTCGGCGATCTCTTTCTCTACCACTTTCAGGCCGTCGAAGTTGATGATGACGAACTCGGCGTCGCTCGCAATAATCTTGCGTCGCTTTGCCGCCGCACCATGGGCGATGTCAACCTTGCGGTGCATCGCGAAGTTAAACAGGTCGGCACGCCATGCGGCGTCCATGATCGACACCGGGCATACGACAAGCGCGCGTTTCACAAGCCCACGTTGCATGAGGAAGTCCGCGGCCCAAATGGCACTGCCCGTTTTCCCCGTCCCTTGTTCGTTAAAGCAGAACGCACGCTTGTTCAGCGTCAAAAACTCTGCCGTGGTGCGCTGGTGATCGAACGGTTTGTACTTGCCCGGCCACTTATATCGGCCGATGATCGGCGACGGGGCAGGGTAGTTGAGGGCGCGCAGGGTCTGCACCTGTGGCAAGTCCCACTTAACCAAGACAGTGTTATCGTCGATAAGTCGACTCTCTGGGATGGCTGCAAGGATAGGGGCGGGGTTCCGCAGTTTGTACTGCAGGGCTTTATTGTCAATAATCTGCACGGGTGTCTCCTGTTATGCGCGGGGCATAATTACTTTTTCTTGGGTGGTTTACTTAGTGCGCCACCCTTTGCACGGTTCTTGCTCCGGTTCTCGACGCGGTATCCGTCGCTGTTCGACCCACCGCGCGCCAGCGGCTTCTTGTGGCCGATGTCTTTGCCCGCGCGTGCGGCCTTACCGTTCTTCTTGTCGAAGGCTGCTCGGGCGCGTTGCCGCTCAAGGCGCGCGGCACCTTCGCCCCGCGCCTTTTGCTGCTGGTACTCTTTCGCATAGGGTCGTGGTTTGTTCACGTATGGCATCAGTTTTGTCCGTTATGGGGACACTCCGTTACTGGGCAGTGTCGTTTGCAAAGACCGCTCGGGCGGGGGTTCCACACATCCACCTCGAACGCTTTCTCCATCTTAGCATACTCCGAAAGCCACTTTTTCCAAAGCCCACTTTCACCGTCGCGGTCGTACTTCGCCTTCACAGCTTCATTTGCAATGACGAACACGAGCCCGCCACGCACCACTTTCAGGTCAGGGAAGTGCTTGAACATGGCCAAGGCCATCAGCTCCAGCTGACCTTTTTCGGCGTAGCGTGCCGACTTGCCTGTCTTGTAATCCACGATCGTCGCGGTATCCCCGTCGATGATAATCAGATCGACAATGCCACGGAACCAAACATCCTTGGCGAAGAAGTCACACGGCTCCAACGCGGCGGTCAGGCCGAACTTGTATTCGCACAGCTTATCGCCGGGCTTGGCTGCCAGTGCATCGAGCACAGGCTGCGTGAATGCGAACCGCTCCGGCACAGGAGTGCCGTCAGCAATAAAGTCCTCGGCCGCCTTGTGGAACTCTGTGCCGTACCGCATCGCATCGGTCTCGACGTAGGGGAACTCCTTGAGGACCGACGTGTGGTAGAATTGTTTCGGGCAGGTGTCGAACGCCTTGATCCGGCTGAACGACCATGCGGGTGTCTTACTGCTCATCGTCTTGCTCCTTTTTCTCGGCCATATGTTTACCTAGCTCGACGTAATAGCCGTCGGCGTCGAATAAGACGTCCAAAGCCGGCATCATAGCGATAAGCATCTCGTGGGAGCTCTTAAATTCTCCCGCTGCCTTTCGTTCAAGAAAGTGTTTGATGAACGGCGTCTCGTGTGCAGGTGTCTTTACTTTACCCATTCCCATTTTCCTTTTTTACCTTCCACGATAGACCCAGCATCACGTAACGCTTTCCAAGCATTGCTGTTCTTTCTTGGCATCTTTTCAACATAGGGCCGTGCCTTGACCCCCAGAGCCATTAGTATCTCATTACACTCTTCAAGATACCAGTGGTAATCTACATCATCGGGAAATATGTCCGGAATGTCCATGATGGGCTTTGCGCCCTCGGACCTTGGTACGGTGTTTCCATTCTTCACATAGTGAATGGAAGAGGTATCCCCTTTTGCATAGTACCACCGAACAGCCTTACCGATCTCTACGCCCTCCTTGACTGCTCCCCCGGTCACTGTTCGCAGTGTGAGAAACTTGCAAATGTCGTCACAGGAGCGCACGGTTGTTTCTATATCAACCCCGTCTGTGAGGTATTTTGAGACAGCTTCTGCACATATCGGGTTCTGCGGGTTCTTGCTCAAAGACACGTCGCCATAGACCCCTTTTGCCTTGGCGCTCCCGTCCTCTTTTATCGCGATGTAGTTGTTGACATCGCGCGAGTGCAATGCGCGATACCTTGTCTCTTCTGTCTTCAAGCCTGTGTGCTTTTCCCACTTTTCGACAATGGTGTTCAGAACGTCCAGTTTATCACGCGGGCATTTTATGACTATGCCGTCAGTGTTTGCTGAAATCACAGGTATGTTGCACCTCTCCAGCGCCTCGATCAGCATAAGTATTGTGAGCTGACCTGTGATGGTGGTGCGGATCATAAAGTCAGGAGAGTACAGCGTGCTGTACTTGTTTGAGGTTTTGCCGAATGTGCCGTTCAAAACAATCTTCAAAGAGTCTGATTTCACCTTGTCGCCTGCGTGTTTTGCGGCGAGACGTTCGTCAAGAATTTTACCGTAAACGGTGTTGAAGTGCACACCGAAACCGCCCGGGCGCATGTTCATGTTGAGCATCATGCGAGGGTAATAGCTCTCTACATCCCTGTCGATTAGAACATTGCTCTCATCGGTGTAATGTGTTGCCTCAGACTCTTGGCTGTGTAGGCCGCCGATGCCGATCTTGTAGTTGCTGTCCCCGATCTTGATTTTGAGGTTGGCAATAGACTTCGGCATAATAACGTGACCGGTTTTGTCATTCAAAACCATTTCTGCATTTTTAACAACGTCCAGAACATTCTGCAGCTGCGGTGTTGAGAAGCGAACATAAGCAGGGGGGTCGTATAAAAAGCTGTCATAATCGGGAACCGTTTTTGGAGGAACGCCCCCTGTCAGCCTTGAAAACTCTGCCTTCAACACGGCCTCGGCAATCTGTGCGTCTGACCTAGATCGTAAATCTACGCCATATTCGGAGCTCATGGATCTGCGCAATTCGAGTTGTTTCGACAACTTATCGAAAAGTTCTCGCGTAAGGATGTTGTCGTTTTTGCAGTACCCCCGCAGTAGGGGGACCTGTTCGGGAGTTATAGTCGCAGACGGGTCAATGGGTAACTCTTGCAACCTTTTTGTGTTCATGCGTCCACCGTAAAGTTTCAACCCCACCATGCCGGGGGCCACGTCGATGATGTCCACGTGGTTTATGTCAGGTTCTTTCAAACCCTCGTCTCGGTAAAAGGTCCATGGTCTCACATTTCTCTCGATGATGCGATCGCTCGCCCGCTTTATCTCGGCCGTGTTCGGATTGAACAAGGCAAACGTGAGAATGGGAATGTCGTAGCTATTTCCGTTGAAGGTTCCGAGCTCGATGTTGTTTGCAGTAATGATCTGCAAGATCTTGTCAGGATCAAAACCGCTATCATCGTGGTTGAAAATCTCAAATCGTTTTGTTTTGAGATCGTCGTTCATAAACAGTGCCAGAAAATAGTTTCTGTACACCTCGATATCGAGGAATATGCGTTCCATCAGATCCTGCCCTTTCCGACCGTGAGGGTCTTCGCTGCACGGGTGATCGCCGTATACAGCCACTTGTCTTTGTCCTCGCGAAACACCTTGCTCTCGTCGATGACGATCAGGTTGTCCCACTGACTACCCTGTGCTTTGTGTGCAGTAATAGCGTAGCCGTACTCGAACCGGCCGGAGTCCCCGAGTGTCGAGTCAGTGCGCGTCTCTCCATCCGGCACGAACATAGTTCGGTGTACGCGCACATCTTGGATGATCGTTTTGGCTGGGTCTTCTAGTCGTACGACGTCCATGCTCAACCATGCAGATGAGTCCACGTCACACCGGATCACGGTGAACATCTCGCCGTTGAAGATGTTGTACTTCGGACTGTTGCGGATACAGATGATCTTGTCGCCGAACATCGGAGTCGGGTCGGTCATGTCGTAGTGCGCCCGAGCCCGCTTGTTCAGTCGCGCACGCGTGGCGTTGGTGCCCACGATCACTTGATCTGCTTCCCACAACTCGTCGGGGTCGATGTCGCCGGAGAACAGCACGCGGGAGTCTCCGTAGTTGCCGTATTTCAAGATTTCGCCGTTGCGAGCCGTGATGGAAAGCTGCAGGATTGGGTTCCCCACAGCTTGCCGGTGGATCTCGGTCAGCATCACGTCGGGCTTACCGCTCGTGAAATATCCTAGTTTTTCCTTACTCTTGACTGGTGGGAGCTGCGCGGGATCGCCGATTGCCAGTACAGGGACTCCGAAGCTGAGCAAGTCTCTGGCGAGTTCTTCGCCGATCATAGAGCATTCGTCCAGCACGATCAGGTCGTAACGACCCACCTCGGACCGCTTCGCGCGCTCAAACCGTGGCTCTTTTGTCTTCGGGTCATCGTCGATGCGCCGATAGATCAAGCTGTGCAGAGTCTGCGCGTCGATGCCGTTGCGGCGCATCACTGATGCCGCCTTGCCGGTGAACGCAATATACGCAGCGTGCAGCCCCGCGTTATTCATGGCCGTGGCGATGGCCGTCGTTTTACCAGTTCCCGCGTATCCGAAGAAGCGAAACTCTTGTGGTCTCTTGTGCTTCGGTGTGTCGAGCCATGCGTTGATCTTGCGCACACCGTCGGCCTGCATCGGTGATAGGGTGTCTACTCTCATCATACTTCCTCCACTGTCACGCCTGCTTCGGCGAATTGCATGTTTGTCAGGGCCATATCCTCGGCCCATCTGGACACGAACGCCGCGTCTGGTTTCGGCCAGATCACATGCTTAATTCCTGACTGGATGATTACCGCTGCGCATTGTGCGCAACAGGGGTGTGTCACGGCGATCGTGCAGCCCTCAAGCGGGGCCGTCGCGAACATGATCGCGTTCTTCTCTGCATGCAGCACCAGCCGGTACTTCACATCGCGGTTCTCTAGCCGCTCCGGTGTGTCGTTCACACCCCGAGCAAACCCGTTGTACCCTGCAGATACGATGCGTCGCTTGGGGTCGAAGATGACCGCCCCCACTTTCGTGGAGGGGTCTTTGCTGAGTTGCGCGGTGTGCTTGGCCATGCCAAGGGCCCAGTCGCGCAGGCGTGGTGTGTCGATTGGGTTCATGTGTCTACCTCCTCATATGTTTGCTCGAAGATCTCCGGCTTGCATGGGTAGAACTCGCCGCTCACGCCACGAATAATGTAGTCCCCAACTTCGCCGCGCATGACGCCTTCCAGCGTGTGTATCTCGACGTGTCCGACGACCTGCTTCGGGTGTCCGACACGATCCAGTTGC